ACGAGAAAGTTTTAAAATTGTTTAACTATGAAAAGTGTTTAGAAGCGTATAACATAGATAGAGAGTCTGGAAGAGTATACAAAACTCCCGATGGCGAGTACCCTAGTATAACTACTATTTTAGGAGCTACTTCGAATAATTCTTTTTTACATAAGTGGAGAGAAAGAGTAGGCGAAGAAGAAGCTAATAGAATATCTAAAGAAGCTACTGATAGAGGTACTGCAGTACACGACTATATAGAGCAGTACTACTTACAAGAAGATAGAGTTTTTAGCGACTGGTTTGTATCTTCTGGACTTTCCAAAGAGCCAAGAAAAATTAAACAACCTGCTAGAGACATTATAAAAGAATGTGATAGAAATAACTTTACTCCCTATGCTCAAGAAATACCTTTATGGCATCCCAAACTAAAATTTGCCGGAAGAGTAGATGGCATTGGGTTATGGAATGGTGTACTATCTATAATAGATTTTAAAACTTCAAAAAAGAAAAAATACACCTCTCAAATAAAAAACTACTATATACAAGCTACTGCATATGCTGTTGCCCATAATTATTTATTTAATACTGCTATAAATAATTTTTCAATAGTTATTGGAGTAGACGAAAAAGAATCTCAATGTTTTACAGGTAAAGTAGTAAATTTTATACCTGAGCTTAAATATAGGGTTAGATCTTTTTATAGTCAACAGAAAGGAAGTTAATATTAAGAACTCTTTAAAACAACAAGAATACTATCGTCTAATAGAAAAATATGACTTACTATTTTTAACAGGCGCAGCGGGTACTGGAAAAACCTATGTAGCATGTAACTCAGCTTTAAATTTTTTAGAAAGAGGTCTTATTGAAAAAATTATTATAACAAGACCTGTTGTAGCTACAGAAGATATAGGTTTTTTACCTGGAACTTTAGAAGAAAAAATAAATCCTTTTATGGACCCTATACTAGGAGTATTATCAGAGATTTATAATCCTAAAGAAATAAAAAGGATGGTTGCTAATAATGTTATAGAGGCAGTTCCGTTAGCTTATATGAGAGGAAGAACTTTTTCTAACTCTTTTATAATACTTGATGAAGCTCAGAATACTACTCAAAAACAGATGAGTATGTTTTTAACTAGATTTGGCAGAAATATTAAGTGTTGCGTAACAGGAGACTTACTACAATCAGATTTACCTACTAGAGAAAATGGATTAAACTGGGCGTCATCAAAACTAAGCCCCTCAGAGTTAGTAGCTTTTCTTACTTTTACTAGTGATCACGTTGTAAGAAGTCCTTTAGTCAAAGAAATTATGAGATATTTATATGCAGAAGAAACGTCGTATCCCATTAAAAAAACTTTTAGAGCTGGAAGCCTTGAGTCTATTGCCCCGAGAGAGGTCGTTAATAGTTAGTATTAAAAAGGCTCAAAGGGATTATCCTCAAATAACTCCCAAAATGTATGCTGCATTTAATGGTATATACGATAGCTATTTTTATACAGGAGAAGAGCAATGATAAGTAAAGAAAGATATTGTAAGTCTTGCGGTCATAGATGCCACTGTTATTCTCCTGATTGTTCTGAGTGTAAAAATGATGTATGCATAAGTTGTAAATGTTCTTCTAGTGAGAAGAGCTTTTGGCCTGATAATCCAGGAGAAGCATACTCTATTTAAGGAGATTTTTATGCCCGTAAAAAAAGTAAAAGGCGGTTATAAGTGGGGAACCACTGGAAAAGTTTACAAAACTAAAAAAGCTGCAACTAAGCAAGCTAGAGCCGCTTATGCAAACGGTTATAAAGGTAAAAAAAGGAGAAAGTAATATGCCACATTACGGTAGAAAAGGTAAAGGAAGAAAGAAGTAATTATACTTATAAAGGAGATATAATATGCCTAAAATGAAAACAAAAGCCCCTAAATATACAGTAGGTAAAAAACCAGCTAAAAAGGCTGCAGCGAAAAAAGGACTTACTGCTGCTCAAAAAAAACTGCCCCCAGCACTTCAAAAAGCTATACTTAAAAAAATGAAAGGCAAGAAGTAACTAATGGCTGCAACACCTACCAATCCTAGTCTTTGGTCTAGAGCTAAGACTCAGGCAAAAAAGAAGTTTAACGTTTATCCTTCTGCATATGCTAATGCATGGGCAGCTAAATGGTATAAGTCTAAAGGCGGTAAATGGAAAGGTGCTCCTACCAATAAAGTGAGAAAAAAACGTGGCTAAAGGCGGGTTAGGTAAATGGTTTTCTGAACAATGGGTTGATGTTAAAACAGGCAAACCTTGTGGAAGATCAGGCAAAAAAGATAAAAGAAAATATCCCGCCTGTAGACCTAAAGCAGTTGCTTCTAGAATAACTAAACAAGAAGCAGCTAAGAAAAAAGGCCGTAAAAAAGTTAAATGGTCTGTGACCTCTTCCGGTAAAAAGAGAAAGTCAAAAAAATAAGGAGAGTTTATATGATTAGTAAAATATTATCTTGGACTAAATCAAAACTTAAAGAAAGAACTTCATGGGACGGAATAGCCTTAGTTGGAACTGGCGTAGTAATGATTATGATGCCTATAGATCTAGTAGCTTATGCAGCTATAGCATGGGGACTGTGGACTATTTGGAAAAGTGAATAGTATACTATGTTAGAAATTATACAACAGATGGCCTCAGATAGACTATGGATTTATACTGCTTTAGCAGGTAGTCTGTTTGGGGCTATATTTGTAGCCTATGTTAGCACTACTAAATTAGGTCTTTGGACATATGCTAAGATAGATAAAATGTTAGATCTACTAATAGATAGATTAGGATGGACTTGGTTAGAGCAACCAAAAGACGCTTGGAAGCAAAAGCTACCAAAAGGTCTTATCAAAAAAATAGACGATATAGATAACAGATTAAAATACCTAGAAAAGTAACTATTATTTTGGTATATATGTTAATATATGATAAAATAAGGAGATAATTATGGCAAAAGCTAAAAATGCTAGACGGTTACCTAGCGGCAAGTTAGAATACAGAGGAGAAACCTATCCTGGATTCAACAAGCCTAAAAGAAATACTTCATCCTCTAAGCATAAACAAGTTGTTTTAGCTAAAAAAGGAGAAGACATAAAAGTAGTTAGGTTTGGTCATAAAGATTATGGGCATAATTATTCTGAAGATGCAAGAAAAAATTATTTACAAAGAAGCGCAGGAATAAGAGATAAATCAGGAAGACTAACTAAAGATGACAAGTTTTCTGCTAATTATTGGGCTAGAAAAGAGCTATGGGCAGGATCTGGAGGCTCTAAGAAGTCTCCTAAAAAAGGTGGACCTAGAAAATGATTATTAAAGATAGTGAAGGCCAAGAAGCCAGAATGATTAAAGCTAAAGTAAGAAAAATGATAGCACAGAATCAAGAATTACTAAGTATGATAAAAGAAAATATGGACGTAGAAGAGTGGGTTCAGAATAAAATAGTTTTAGCGTCTCACAATATAGATGCTATATATGATTATATGAAATACTCCTCTGACCCTGTAGAGACGCAACTAGAAGAAGACTCAGATAGTGTAACTATAACACTAGCATTAGAAGAAGAGATAGACTCTTCTGATGTAATAGAAATATCTTTAACAGATAATTCTTTAGATGCCTAAAGAGTATTTAATATCAGAGGCATTTAATAATGTTTTTTGTACCTTAGCACCTTCACCAATACATGGTGTAGGTGTTTTTGCGCTAAAAGACATACCCAAAAATATAATTGTATTTTCTTCTATATCATGGGATACCTTAGACAACTCTATTCTAAAAAAGCTAGATGAAAGTGTACTACTTGAGTATGCTAAAAAATTTAAAACATCTTATGAAGGATTAAAGATCCCTGCTAGAGGGTATAATTCAATTGACTTTAGATTTTACTTAAACCACGCTACTTCTTGTAATCTTAATTATGATTCAGAGAATGATTTAATCATAAGTAAAGATACTATTTATAAAAATACTGAATTAACAATAAACTATAAAGCTTACGGACTTAGCATTGATAACAGTTTTCACTAACGGATGTTATGATATCTTACATCCTGGACATATAGATTTGTTTAACTATGCCTCTACATTAGGTGATAGACTAATAGTATGTCTAGACAGTGACGATAGGGTAAGAAGAAATAAAGGTTTTTGTAGACCTATAAACACTTTAGGTATTAGATCTAAAATTATAGGAGCTTTAAAACCTGTAACGTCGGTAATATCTTTTGATTCTGATGATGATTTATGTTCTATATTTGATACTTATAACGCTGACTTATTAGTCATTGGAGAAGAATATAAATACAAAAATATTGTAGGCGAAGATTTTGTAAAGAAAGTTATATTTTATGAACGAGACAATAGATACTCAACAACTAACATCATTAAGAGTATTAATAATAGGTGAGTCATGTCTGGATGAGTACAGGCTAGGTTCTGTAACTAGAATATCTCCAGAGGCTCCTGTACCTGTTATACAGTTTAAAGAGTTAAATACTGTAGAAGGTATGGCTGCTAATGTTAAAAATAATGTTCAAGCTTTTAATGTAGGTAACATAGATTTAATAACTAATAGATCTAAAATTATTAAAAGAAGATTTATAGATATAAAATCTAATCAACAATTACTACGAGAAGACATAGGCGACTCTGTATCCTCGTTAATAGACTATAATATAAAAGTAATGAGTTCTAATGATTATGATGTAGTCATAATTTCTGACTACTGTAAAGGGCTATTAACACCTGATACGGCCAAACTAGTATGTGAAAAATTTAAACATAAGGTGTATGTAGACACTAAAAAAGAAGACTTAAGTTGTTTTCCATATTCTATTATAAAAATAAATGAATATGAGGATAATAGTAGTTATAACTTACCTCTATCTTCTACTAAAATAGTAACTTTAGGGTCTAAAGGTTCGGTATGCGAAGGTGTATTCTCTAGGCCTTCTCCTGTAAAAGTTCATGATGTTACGGGGGCTGGAGACGTATTTTTATCTTCTCTTGCAGTATTAAATAGTTTTAACTCTATTCATGACTCTATAGACTTAGCAAATAAACTTGCGTCTTATTCAGTAGAACACTTTGGAACATATGTTATAAATCAACTAGATATAGAAAGGGCTTTTAATGAGACTTGAAGGTTTTGTAAAAAAAGGATGGGGTCACGAACTTATTTGGGCAACAAATGATAAATATTGTGGCAAACTGATGAAGTTTAATGAAGGTGCTAAGTTTTCTATGCATTTTCATAAAGATAAAGAAGAGACTTGGTATGTATTAGGCGGCGAGTTTATAGTTCATTGGATTAATACTTTTGATGCCTCTAAGATAAGTACAAAAATTAAAGAGGGAGATACTTGGCATAATGAACCTTGTAGCCCTCATCAATTAGAATGTTTAAAAGAGGGTACTATATTAGAAGTTAGTACTCCAGACAGCGTAGAAGATAATTATAGAGTGTCTCCTGGGGATTCTCAATGATACAATTAGTTTGACACTTACTTTTTTATTAAGTATTATATAGTATAACCATATAGGATCTACAATGGAATATTTCAATAAAACTAGTGAAGACTGGCGTATTTCTCAATGCTGTCAGTTCCATGATAAAGCAAAAGCTAAATCTTACAATTTTGGAACTACTACTAAAACTTATGCTCTAAAAGAGGGCGGAAAAGAAAGAGTGCAACAAAAAGCTTTACATAATTGTAATCAGCTTTTATCTGTGCTAAAAAATCATTTCCCTACACAACCTAAAAATCTAAGAGCTTGGAGAATATCTTCAGAGCTTTTTCCTTGCTACACTTTAGATTTTACTAAGCCTTGGTACGAAGAAATTTGGGATGACATTTGTGCTATACTAGAAGAATGCGGTAGACTAGCAAAAAAACATGAAGTAAGACTCAGTGTGCATCCTGGACAGTATACTGTTCTAGCGTCTAACAAAGCTGAGGTAGTAGAAAACTCTATTAAAGATTTAGAGTATCATGCTCTATATGGTAGTTTGATGGGATTACCCGCTAAAGACTTTGTAATGAATATTCATCTTCAGGGTCTATATGGAGGAAAGCACGAAGACGGCATAAAGCGTTTTGCTACTAATTTTCATTACCTATCTGACTACGCCCAACAGTGTCTTACTGTAGAAAATGAAGATAAACCTAATGGTTATGATATAAGACATACTATAGAGCTATCTAAGCGTGTACCTATTCGCTGTTGTTTAGACACTCACCATTATGCATGCCATAGAATGAGAGAGTCGGAAAAAGTTGTACTAGAAGGCAAAACTGTTAATAGGAAGATTAGGGATGTAGAACATATTACTTATACCCATGAGTACTTTGCAGAGGCTGTAGTATCTTGGAAAGGGGTTAGACCTTTATTTCACGTGTCTCAATCTTTCCCTCCAGAAAATTCTGCCTATTGGATGAAGCCTAATGCTCACTCAGAAGTATTCTGGGATGAAGAACTTATGGCAAATCATGTGCCTATGTTACAGTATGCAGACTTTGATATAGAAGCTAAACATAAAGAAGTAGCCGTACTAGGTTTTTACAATTTTATAAAAGAAGAAGAAGAGCTAGCAGGAGAGCCCTTAGTAGCAATATGATAGATTATAAATTTAATGAAGATCAATATATAAAAGAATTTAAAAAGTATGTTGATTCCACTTATAACCAACACTATTCTAATAATAAATTTCAATCTACTGAAGTAATTATTGATAGAGGTCATGGAACAGGTTTCTGTATGGGAAGTATAGATAAATACTCTAATAGGTATGGTAAGAAGGGCACTGTAGAAGATGCTCGTAAAGATTTAATGAAGATATTACACTATACTCTACTTCAGCTGTATATACACGATAGTAACTATTAGAGGAGTTATTAATGACTAAATATTTATTTAGGAACCCAGAAGTTCCTGGGCAAATTGAACGAGAAATAATTGCTAGAAATCTAGTAAGAAATTTAGAGAAACTAGGTAAGTTTCAAATAGAGCAATTATCTGGGGAAAGCTGGACACATTTAAAAATACATGCCCCTGATAATTTACTTAAAATATTTAAAGGAATAAAAAGTACTAAATATAAACCTATTATAAAAGGTAAACACGTATTTATGTATATAGATAGTAATGTTACGTCATTAGACGTGAGAATGTTTATAGGAGAGTTAATAGCGTGTATAAATACTAAGAATAATAAATTATCTCATAGAATTAGAAGAAAAATAGGAATTTTTCTATTTAATTTAGCAAAACTAATATATAAACCTAAAAAATAAGGAATAACTATGTCAGAAGATAAAGATGTCAAAAAACCTATAAAAGCTATTAACCCAGAAGATGTAGCAGAACAGTTAGATATTATTGTATCTTTCTTAGGCGCAATAGAAAGCTCCAGAGACGAAATTAATAAAAGAGTAAAGCATTTAAAAGAAGAATACGGATTACAATCCACAGCTGTTAGAGCTGCTGCGACTGTTCTACATAAGCAAAATCAAGAACAGTTAGATGAAAAAGAGTCTCAAATTAGAAACATTTTAGATATTTGTAAAGGTTAGAATATGTCTAGCATAGTACTGGTTACTGGAGGTTTTGACCCTCTTCATTCTGGCCATATAGCTTACTTTAAAGAAGCTAAAAGGTTAGGACAAAAATTAGTGGTCGGACTAAATAGTGATGATTGGCTAACAAGAAAAAAAGGTAGACCCTTTATGAGCTGGTCTGAAAGAGCTGAGATACTTGAAAATATAAGCTGTATTGACAGAGTTATTAAATTTAATGACTTAGACGATACTGCTAATGACGCTATATATAAAACTTTAAAAATGTCTCCTGATAGTAGAATAATTTTTGCTAATGGAGGAGATAGATCTATAGGTAATACTCCTGAAGAAAAAACTTATGGAGGAGTACCTTGGGTTAGGTTTGAATGGGGAATAGGAGGAGAGAATAAAGTAAATAGTTCTTCTTGGATTCTAGACAAATGGAAAACTCAAAAAACAGAAAGAGATTGGGGGTACTGGAGAGTTTTAGATGATAAACAACCAGCATTACCTCAAAAGATAAAAGAGCTAGTTATTTATCCTAATTGTAGCTTATCTGATCAAAAACATTTAGATCGCTCAGAACATTGGTATGTATTAGAGGGAGATTTACAAATAGAACTAGAATATCCAGATGCTACTTGGAAAACAATGATTCTTAGCCCTCATACTACTTTTGTTATACCTACTAATACTTGGCATAAAACTACCAATATTGGTAGTTTTAACGCTCATGTTCTTGAAGTACAATACGGAACTAAATGTATTGAGTCAGACATTGAGCGAAGGCAGATACTTAATGAAAAGAATAAACGAGACGACATATAATCAGTCTACCTATCCTACAGAGGTAGAAAACTTAATAATAGAACATCTAGATAAGACAGATAAATTAATATTCAGCTGGGGAAGAGATAGTTCTACTTTTTGGCTAGCTAGACGATGTACTTCTATGTGTGTAGTAGAACATGATCTTGCATCCTTTAATGCAACAAAAGACTTTTTATCTTTCAAAAACATTAATAATATAAAGACTAAGTATTCAAAAGAAAACTATGTAGATAGTATCAAAGAGTATCCAAGTAATATATTTGATACTATCATTATAGATGAGCATGAAAAAGAAAAGTGTTTTGTGTCTGCAATATCAGAAGCTAGATCAGGAGGTATTATAATAGCTCCTTATCTCAATATAGATTTATTAGAAGAATACTCTAACAGAGTTAAAAGCTACTCATCTTTCTCAGGAAAAGGGTATATAAATGAAGAAACGGTTATTATCCGGAAAAAATAAAACTATTCCTTTTATACCTTTTTATATAAGAAGAGCAGGAGGATGGGTAATACCTACTGCTTATGATATATTTACAGATAAAAAAAGTTTAATCATTTTTTTAAAAGGTGCATATATAGATAGTAAATTATTAGTTCATTATGATGATTCTGATTTAATATCAAATTATAATAATACTTATTGTTGTTGTCCTAATGACTCTTATGTAATGAATCAATGGGCTACCGACTTAAATATTAAAAATATAGATATGTTACCTGACGGTAATAAAGAGTTTTTTGACTATTTAGACTTACTAGAAAAAGAAACTCCTATACGCCAAAAGGTAGAAATAAGTAATTCAGAAATAAAATATTTAGGAGATGTACGTGTCTAAAGTTATAGTTTATTCTTTACCTAGCTGTATAGCATCTAATGATTTTATTATATACTGTAAGAGTAAGGTACGTGACTTAGAAACCTATGTAGTAAAAGACTCTTCGTGGCCTCAGATTAGGCATGATGTAACTATAGACTCTTTAGAAAGTAAGTATAATAGAAAATTTTTTAGTTATCCTATTATATATATAAACAATCAATATGTAAATTCAATACAAGAAGCAAAGAAGATTATAACAAAAGGACTATAATATGGATATACTTATATACTCTAAAACAAATTGTAACTTTTGTGTGAAGGCAAAAAATTTATTAAATGTAAAAAATCTAGAATTCACTGAGAAGGTACTAGATAAAGACTTCACTAAAGAACAATTATTAGAGATACTACCTAATGTAAAAACCTTGCCACAAATACAAATAAATGGCAAGCATATAGGCGGTTATAGAGAATTAGAAAGCTATTTAAATACTAATTAATGTAACTTATTAGTTGCTTAATAGTTTATATTTAATTATTATTGTATAATGGAAAATTTATTTAGCGCTTTTATACTATTGTTTTTTGTTATACTTCCTTTGGTAGCTATATTCAGCTTTACATCAAAGGTAACAAGTGGTATATATTACTGGGCAGATTCTCAGCACCCACAAGAAACCTACGATTACACAGAACAGCGGGCATTCCCAAAAACTACTACACCCCTTATTAAGGATTCTCCTCTAGTATTGAAATACCCATTAGCAAAATCAGATAAAAATAAAATGGAAGATTATTTAGGGTACTCACTAGAATATGAAGATTCTAGTGAATTTAAAAACTTTTTAGATAATAATGACTTTGATGTTAGGGAGCATTTAAAAGTTAAAAAAGGATGATTTTATGTACAATAAAGAATTTAAACTAGATATAAGAGACATAGAAATAATTGAACAAGCTCTAGAAGCTAAAGTAGCTCGTAGGGCTGCTTCTTTATTGATCGACTCCGACTCAAAAAAACAGTTAGAACTAAGAGAGATAAGAGAGTTATTAGGAAGAATTTCTTATCAAAAGAACTGGTACAGACCTAAAAAAGGATATATAAGTGGATGAGTATATATGTTAAAACAGGTTTCTATATTATATGTCTTACCTTTTCTATTATAGCTACTCAGCAGATGCTAACTTTTAGCGGAGAGGCTTTTAACGTCTTAACCTCTATAGGGCAAGAACTAGATAAATTACCTTGACAATTATTAATAATTAAGATATAGTAAGTATATACAAGAAAGGTTACTATGAAACAAGATTATAATTCTCTGCTAAATACAGTTAAGCATCATTCTAAACTGTATTATGACGATAACGCCCCTATATTATCTGACTATGAATATGATCAGCTATATGACAGACTGAGTTCTATAGAGCTTAGACAAGGATGGGCAGACTCGTCTAGCCCTACAGTAAGAGTAGGAAACTCTAAAGGTAAAATTAAGCACCCTTTCCCTTTATACTCTTTAAAAAAAGTATATGAACAAGATGAAATAGATCCCGAATTTATAATTGAGACTATAAAAATCGATGGAACTAACCTGTCTGTAACTTACGATGAAAAAGGTAATTTACTTCATGCACTTACTAGAGGTGATGGAGAGTTTGGTGAAAATGTAACTCATCTAGTAGATTATATTGCTTCTATACCTCTTACTGTTCCTGCACAAAACAAAATAATTACTGTTATAGGAGAAGTAGTAACTGATAAAGAAAACGTACAAAACTTTAGAAACTTTGTAAGCGGTTCTCTCGGTATAAAAAACGCTGAGGAGATTATAGATAGATCTTTACGTTTTATAGTTCATGACGTTGCAGGTATAGAAGAAGATTATTCTATAAGAGTTAAGAGTCTTCACAGTTTCGGGTTTGTATCTACTTTCAATTGGGATTGCTCTTCTTATCCTAGTGATGGTATTGTTTATCGAGTAGACTCCTATAAAAGAGAAAAATTATTAGGAACAACCTCTAAATATCCTAGATATGCTGTAGCCTTAAAAACTAGAGGGGCTATGACAGCAGTAACTACCATTCAAGATATTTTTTGGAGTATTGGTAGAACAGGAGTTGTTACTCCTGTAGCAGTAGTAGATCCTGTAAATATTGACGATGCTACTATATCTAGAGTAATACTTCATAATATTGACTTCATAGAACAACACGAGCTTGGACTGGGAGATGAAATACTTATTGAAAGACAAATTACTCCACAATTCGTAAAGGTGCTATCTAAATCTAAATTTGCTAGATTCTGTGTAGCAGATGCAGAAAAAAAACTAGGGCTAAAACTATATAGAGAAGGTCCTAAACTTTTTACTTCTGCTAAAGACGGTAACAAATCTGTAGAGTATTTTGTTAAACAGCTAGGCATTAAAGGCTTAGGCCCTGCATGGATTCAAAAATTAGATTTAACTCATCCTAATGACTTATTTAAGGAAGAAGTTCCTTGGGAACATATGGGTAAAAACGGTGAAAAAGTATTAGAAGAGCTATCTAGACCTAAAGAGTACTACTCTGTATTAGGGGCTTTAGGCATACCTGGAGTGGGCAAAAATACTGCTAAGCGTATTACTCAAAAAATACCTTCCTTTGATAGATTAAGAGAAATAGAGTATGAAGATATTAGCGGAATAGGACCTAAAACAGTTGATAGCATACTGGCTTGGTTAGATGTTAATGAGTCTTGGGTTAAGAGCTTACCTTATTCTCTAACGGCTTCTACTTTTGTAGAAGAGGCTACTAATAACTTAACAGTAGCTGTAT